TCAAGAAGGAGCTGCGGGAGGACCTGACCGCAACGCGTGAGGAGGTTCGGTCGCTTCGGTCGCTGGTGCGGGCGTTCGCCTGGTACGTCGCCGAGCTGACGACCCAGATGCGCGAGCACCGGATCGAACCCCCGGCACCGCCGGACCGGGTGGACGAGTACAACCGAACTGGAGTGTGACCCGTGGAGCCGATCCTTGCTGTGCCGCGCCGGGATGACACGGCCGCTGACGCGCGGGCCCTAGAGCAGCTCGGTGTCATCGAACCCCAGCCGACCCCCGCGCCATCCCCCGAGGCGCCGCCCGTCGAGAGTCCCGCACCGCCGGCGCCGGATCCGGTCGACCAGCAGGAGGCGGCCGATCTGAGCGCAGCGCTCGTCGAGGCTGGGGTCACGGCGACTGCGGAGGATCAGGCTGCGGTGCAGGCGCTCGCCAAGCTGGATGCGGCTACCGTCTCAGCGGTGACCCGCTGGATGCAGGCGAAGAAGACCAAGCCCGAGGTGGGCAAGTAGGGAGAGCCAGTGCCCGAACTCAAGGACGATGACCCGCCGCCGTTCTGGCTGTCGCCGCGGCCGTTCCTCGAACCTGATCTGCCGCTACCGGTCGACGATGACGCTGAATGATCTACGCCCCCGTCTGTTCCTGCCTTACGGCGGGACGGGCGGGGGCGGTTTCGTCTTACCCTGAGTGCAGTCGCTGGCCTGAGAAGCCCGCGCGTCGGACGCATCCACGGCCCGGCGCGTGACGCGGCGAGTGGGTAGGAGGGCCGGAGCCGACGGGCAACGGCCCTCCGCTACTCGCTCCGCGTCATCACATACACGGTGCCGCTGACGGATGGCGCCTTCGCCGTGAGAACGCGCACTCCAGGAAGAGGCTGATCCTCCTCGAAGACGGGCGGCCCGCTCGGGACAAGGATGAGGCGAGGAGCCGTCACCCGGTTGTACGGCAGGCCCTCCCCGCCGAGCGCAGCCTCAAGCGTGAACTCCGGCAGTGGCGTCAGCGCAGACCCTCGTGCGCCGAGCCACTCAAGGATCCGCGCGGCCAGCCTCTCGCAGCGTGCGATCGCCTCATCGGTTTGCGGGATCAGATCGAGCGCGAGATGAAACCGGGGTGACGGCCCTATGGCGAGCGGATCTAGGTAGCCCTCGTATTCGGGCATCTCTCCGGTGAGGCGCAGTTCGATTCCCGGCGAGGGCTCAACGAGCGTCTCGTTGCCGTCAGCAGCGAGTCGGACCCAGTCGACGGACATAGGCGCGGCAGTCGTCATGCCCGGAGGGTAGCGGTTGGGGGCGAGACGAGGCGTGCCGTCCACCTCGGCTGGTAGCGCATAACGTTCCCTTATGCGCTAGAATTTGAGGATGACTCAGACCCCCAGCAACCCCGCCGATCGCTGGTATTCCGCTCAGCACACCGATCACTGCGTGACGAACAAGCTGGAGCAAGGGCAGATCGTGATCGCTGGCCGAAGGCCCTTCCGCATAGACCGCGTAGCCGAACTCCCATCAGAGAAGTGGCCCGAGGAGTTCGTCAGTGTCTGGCTCGACCGCGGGATGCCGGATGCCGAGGAATGGCGCGACCGCCCGATGCGCGTCACCGGCTTCTGGGAAGGCCCCGACGCCGACACGCGAGGACACGGCACGACCGCTCCAGCAAGCCACATGTGGGACGTGCTGCCCGAGCACTATGCCGTCTGCCACAAGTGTTTCGAGCTGCCCCCGTGCCGTCACGTCCACAACGAGCGCGTCATGCAGCGAGCCACCGCGCGCATGACCGAGGACATGTCCATCCTCCCCGGCACCTGCCACGGCTGCCGTGAGCCGATCACGAAGCGACAGAAGTCCTTCACCTTCCCCGGCGCCAACCTCATCCGACCCGACCTCGGGGATCACAGCGCCATCTTTCACACCCGCAGCAAGTGCTACGGCGCGCTGACCGCTTACGACAAGCGATGGGCGGCGGCAGAGCCCGACCGCACGCGGCTGTTCTTCTGCGAGGGCGCCCGGACGATCCACCACACCGGAGACGTCGACTGCGACAACCCACAGTGTCTCGCCAAGGGCGACCTCAAAGACCTGGTTGATCACCGGTGCAGCATCTGGCACCGGCCTGGAACGCCGGGCCGACTGTACGACGCGATGCGAGACTTCGGGCGCAACCCCGGCGAGGGAAACGACACCTGCTGGTGCCTCACCGATGCGGACCGCAGGAATGCCGCATGACCGACGGAGAGTTGGCCACCTCCCCCACCGGGCAGTCGATCGCGCTGCCCGGCTCGGACCTGTTCGAGGAAGTCCGCCGCAAGCTCATCGACGACCTCGGCCAAGTCCAAGTCGACCGACGCGGCCAGGAGCGCATCTACCGACCCCGCGCCGAACTCCTCGCCGAAACCGTCACCCCCGACACCTTCGTCATGGTCATGGACTGGCTGTCCTCCACCCGACGAGGCAGCCTCCAGACCAAACGCAACTACGTAGACGACATCCGCCGCGTCTGGGGCAGTTACGCGCAGGAGCTCGGCCACGAACGGTTCGCACTCGGCTGCTTCACCGCCGATCACATCCGCGCCTGGCGCCTCCGGATGGAAGGCCGGGGGACGCCGCCAACGACGATCGCCCGCTACCTCAACGCGCTCTCCTCGCTCCACACCTACGCCGCCGAGAAGATCGACCTCCCACGGAACCCAGTCACCCAAGACGACCGGCCGAAGGTCGACAAGGGCAACACGTCCCGCAGCACGCCAGTGCTGGAGATCGAGGAGATCCAGGCCGTCGCCAACGCGGCAGAGAACGAGTTCGACCTCCTCGTCGTGCTGCTCCTCTACACCCTCGCTGGACGCGTCACCGAAATGGTCGTCGCCGACGTCGACAAGCGGATCGAACGCGGACGCCGCTCCTACCTCGACGTCACCCGCAAGGAACACAAGGAGCGGATCCTCCCGCTGCCCACCACCGTCGCCGAGCTCCTCGACGCCCACACCGCAGGCCGCACCGAAGGCCCGCTCCTCCTCGACGCCGACGGCCGCCGACTCGACCGGCACGACGTCGCCCGCCTCCTCACCCGCCTCGGACGCAAGGCGCGGGTCCTCACCTGCCCCACCGTCGGCAAGCCAGGGCACGCCTTCGCCCGCTGCAAGGTCTGCCGGAAACTCACCCCGCACGTCCTCCGGGCATCGCGCATCACCCACATGCTCGACGCCGGCGAGCCCCTCGCGGAAGTCCAGGCGTTCGCCGACCACGACAACCCAGCGACCACCGTCGGCTACTGGAACCGCCGCAAGAAGGGCGAGCGCAACGCCGCCCACGTCGATGCAGCCGAAGCGCTCTTCAGTGGCATCGCCAACCGATTCCACCTGGGGGAGAAGTGACCGTTCACGAGGACGCCGCCGAGGCCCTATTGCAGGACATCCTCCGAGACGAGAAGGCGACAAACGCCATGCTCAAGCTGCGGAACCGCCACACCCAGGGCGAGATGGACGAAGGCGGCATCTACAGGACTGGCTACGCCGATTCGCTCGGCAGCTCCGCACGGTACGCGCCCAGCAAGTGGCCCCTGTACCAGCATGCTGCATTCGCCCAGATCCACGCCCTCATTGGAACTGGGGACGTTGCCTACACCTCCATTAGCACTGGAGGCCGGCCTGGGCCCGACGCTGATCGTGTCGGCAACGCCAGCAAACTGCAGGACACCATGACGCCGTTTCGGGCAGAGCTCGATATGACGCAACATGGCGCTGACTCTGACGGCGTCCTCTCGTGGGACCAACCGCTGAAGATCTCCCAATCAACCGGAGCTCACTTCTACCCCTCGCCATGCCGGACCGGCGAATACGCGCTCCTCACTTCTCCGACCGTCTTGGATGCCGGCTCCGCCCCCCTCGAAGTCGGCGACTCCTGGCCTTCGCGCACCCTGCTGCACCTTTGGGAGGACGGGGCTGTGGCCAGATGGCCCTACGGATCAGAGCTGATATGGCTATTCGTCCACCACAAGAAGTCCTCCTTTCTGTGAGTCCTAGCGCCGCACTGGGACCCGTTCCATGGCTGGGCTCAGCCGCGCGCCATCGACCCGAACGGCCTCGACAGCCATCCCGCCTACGTCTTGGCTGCCAAGCTGGGGGAGAGGCTCCAGTCTGAAGGAGGCCCGGATGACCCATAGGCAACGGCCGCGCGCCCGCTTCGTCACCGGCGGCCCGACCTGGGACGAACGGCAGGCGAGGGCGAATCAGGGGCCGCCAAGGCTGACGAAGAAGCAGAAGGCGGCTCGCAAGCCCCTGATACAGATCATGGACCGGCTAGCCGATGCCGTGAAGGCGAGGGACTGGCAAGCCGCCCGGGCCGCCCGCCGCTTGGCTTGGGAGGTCGTGAATCAGCTCGATCCGGCACTGACCCGGGAAGAGCGGAAGCAACTGGGGGAGTACAAGCAGCGCATTCTCGAGGGAGAGAGACGCCATCGGCCGAGCGAACAGCGCGGCCGGTCACCAGGACGTCGGCGGCCCACGGCGGGTACACAGCCGCACCAGGTCGCGGCGGAAGAGGCACAGAGCGAGAAGGCAGCCAAGAGAGCCGCCGCCAAGATCAAAGGTGCAGGCACCTCGAAGGGGCACCCTCGTCAGCAGGTCGACAGCCCGCCTGACTGAGAACGGCATGCCAGACTGGCCGCCAGCCCGCCACGCGTCCCCCGTTTAGGCGGGCTCCGACGACGGGCGGAGGGTGTTGTGGCGGATGAGCTGCTGGAGTTGGTGAAGGCGCGTCGCGGGGAATTGGGGCTGTCGTACCAAGCACTCGCCGCGGCGTCCGTGGATGGCGAGTCGGGAACGACCGTGTCAGCCGGATGGCTCCATCGGTTGGAGACGGGCGCGCCGGTCGTCGCACCGAGCGCCGAGGTCCTGGCTGCCCTGGCGGCTGGATTGCGGATGGAGCTGGTACGCCTGAAGGAGGCAGCTGCCGCGCAGTTCTTCGGGCTGAGCCTGCCTTGGGAGGCGTCGGGCGAGGCGGCTCAGCTGCTGGCGTTGGTGGCCGGCTTGCCGGAAGCGCAGCGGTGGGCGCTTCTGGACCTGATCAGGGTCATGGCCAAGAGCCAGCAGGACCCCCCGGAGCCCGTGTAGGGAATCGGCTCCACGTCCAGGACGCCGTGTCGCACTCCGACCCGCGTATTACCCAGCGGTACAACCGGGCGCCGACGCTAGCTCGACAACCACCCCGCCTACGCGTTCGCCGCGAAACTCGGCGAACGGCTGGAGAAGGAGACGCAATGACGGACAAGCCGACGAGACCGCGCCCGCCGATCCCGCAGCAGATGTTCCTGCAGCCCAGCTGCGGCTCCCCGAGTGACGAGGAATTGGAGGAGCAGGCCCGGATGGCGGACGCGGACGCCAAGGCGGTGGCCTCGGCGGCTGCAGGGCTGGCGGAAGGGAAGGCGAAAGGTGTCTCCGCTCGAGGTGTGCGCACCGTGTCCGGGGGCGCCCCGTCGTTGGGAAAGCGCCGCTGACCCCAGCCTCGTGCCACACTGGCCACAGCGCCCGCCCCTCTCTTTGGGGCGGGCGTTCTCGCATGTGCGGCCTCCACAGACCGGCCGTAGGCTGGTGCCGCTCGGGGCTGTCGCGGAGGTCCGCCATGCCTGCCATCTGGAGCGGAGCCATCTCGTTCGGGCTCGTCACCATCCCCATCAAGGTCGTGACCGCCACCGAGAACCACTCGCTCAGCTTCCGCCAGTACCACGTCGAGGACATGGGCCGGATCCGCTACCGCAAGGTGTGCGAGCTCGACGGGCAGACCCTCACCGAAGGCGAGATCGGCAAGGCGTATGAGTGGGCGGAGGGCCGCCTCATCCCCGTGTCGGACGAGGAGCTCGCCGACATGCCGCTGCCCACGGCGAAGGCGATCGAGATCGTCGCGTTCGTGCCCGCTGAGTCGATCGACCCGATCCGGATCGGCGCCGGCTACTACCTGGCGGCGGACGGGCCGGTCGCTGCGAAGCCGTATGTGCTGCTGCGGAAGGCCCTGGAGCGGAGCAACAAGGTGGCGGTGGCGAAGTTCGCGCTGCGCGGCCGGGAGCGCCTCGGCCTGCTGCGGATCCGCGACGACGCGATCGTCCTGCACGCCATGCACTGGGACGACGAGATCCGCGATCCGGCCGCCCTCGCCCCACCGCCTGTGGAGCTCGACGAGGAGGAGATCGAGAGGGCGCTGCTGCTCATCGACAGCACGCCCATCTACGGCCTGGAGGGCGAAGAGTTCGCCGACCGGTACACGGAGGCGCTGGAGCAGGTCATCGAGGCGAAGCGTGAGGGCCGCGACCTGCCGTCCGCGCCGGAGCCGACCGCTATGCCGGGCCAGGTGGTGGATCTGATGGCCGCGCTGGAGGAGTCGGTGGCCAAGGCCCGGACGGCCCGCGGCGGCGCTTAAAGAATCCCCCGGCCGATATCAATCGCTGTGGCTGGATTGTGGTGCAGGGTGGTGTGTGGGTTCCTCCTCCCCCAAGGTGGCGGCCCCCTGTCGGGCCCTGCCGAGCCGCGTGTTCGGCGGGGCCCGCCGCTCCTCCCGGCTCCCCACGGGAGGCTATGCGGCTGTCGTCAGTCGAGTAGCCCCAGCTCGGTGTCGGGCCGGCAGTGCGGGCACGGGGTGACGCCCTCGGTGATCGCACGCAGGGCCTGGTCGCGGGCGGCGCCCTTGCTGCGCTTGCCGGCCATGTGGCAGCCGCCGACATGCACGTACACGGGTACGGCGTCGCGGTTGAGGCCCTGCTCGATGAGCCAGTCCGGTGCGGGCGGCCGGGCCGCGAGTCTGCGCTGGCGTTCCTGCTCGCGACGTTCCTCGTCTGCGATCCACCGCCGGGTGCGGTCGAGGTCTCCCTGCTGGACGCGTTCGAGGAAGCGGAGCAGTTGGAGGCGGGGCGGCGGACTGTCGTTCACGTGTTCGATTCTAGGGGCTAGGGTGGAAGGCGGCAGCGCGGGGCGAGCAGGAGAGGAGTAGCCATGGTCAGTGACCTGGACCGACTCACCCTCCTCGGTATCGCCCCGGCCGTGCTGGAGCCCGCCCCCGCAGGCCCACTGCGCTACTCCGGCTACCAGTCCCGCATCAGTCCAGGCCCGTCACACCGTTCGTGCTCGGCGTGCGGGGCGCCGGCCGTAGCCACCCGCCGTATCGAGGTGGAGGGGCTGCGCTGGCTGGACTCGTGCCGGGACTGCATGCTCGACGCCGCGCGGGCGGGGGAGGCGTAGTGGATGCCGCCGAGCGCTATCACCTCACTCTCACCTCCAGCGGGCGCGACGTGATGCACGGCTGGTGGGGGAGTGAGATCGTCGCCCGCCGGAAGTTCACGTCGTGGATCGGCGAGCACAGCGCCATGCCCGGCGCCAGGATCACCCTCGTCGACGAGGGGACGGGCGTCGTGTTGACGACCTGGCCGGACGAGGCGTAAGGCTCTGCCATCCTGGCGAGCATGACGACCCAAATGGACCCAGACCCGCGCATCGGTGCCCTGATGGACCTCACCCAAGGGCTGATCCTGAAGTATGGGGAGCTCGCCTCGAACGTGGCCGCTCACCTTCCCGAGGAGGCGAGGGTGGAGCTGGTCGAGCACACGCAGACGCTGATGCGCGAGGCGCGGGACCGATATGAGGAGATCGCCTTCATGGGCTCGACCCCGCCCGTCGGCGAGTACCGCTTGTCGACGCGCCGTCGGATTGTCAGTGGCGGCTCGTAGGCTGTCCGCACTGTTGTCCGTGCGCGCGCTGCGTGGGCGACTACTCGAATGACGCCCTGCCCGGGGCAGCGCCCGGGTGGGGCGTCGCGCTGTCAGGCGCCGGCCGGGTGCCGGACGGTCCGCTTGAGCCCCATCTCGACGTCGAGGCGGGTCGCGGTCACGTCGTCGCGGGCGCTGTGGGCGGAGGGTGCGTTGGATCCGCAACGCCGCGTGTACGCGTGAACTGTTGTGGCGTTCCGTTGCGTGTTACGTGCTGGAGTTTTCCGGGGAGTCCTTGGTGTCTCGGCGGGGGGAGCGGCTGTGTCCTCGGGCGATCCCTGATACGCGTTCTGGTTTGACTCCGAGGTGGGGGGCCATCTCGGTGTAGCTCATGCCGTCCCGGTCGTGCAGGGTGCGGATGACGTGCTGACGGCGCTCCCGTAGCCATTTTTGCAGGTCGGGTACTGCGTTGAGTGCTTCGCTTAGTGCTTTGGCCTGCTCGATGCTTTCGGTTCCCTCTGTGAGGGTGGCGAGGCTGGCGAATGGGTGGGGTGGGGTCTCCATGTGGTCATTCTAGTGGGTACCCCACAGCATTGGCTAGTGGGTACCCACTTGACAACATTAGTGGGTACCCACTACCTTTGAGTCATCGAGACCACCACCGAGAGGAAAACCCGATGACGAACACCACCACCACCGCCATCCGCGCCCTCGGCGTCACCGCACACCTGACCCCGATGACGGAAACCGAACTGGAGGACTGGACATTCGTCACCGACTACCTCCACGGCAGGGGACCCATCCGGGCCTACACCGTCACCCACCCCGACAGAGGCGAGCTGGGCCTCATCCTCACCAAGGGCCGCGACTGCCACGCCGAATGGCTCAACCCCCAGGCCGGCGAGTACCTGTACGCCGGACGGGGCCGCACCCTCCAGTACGCATTGGCGGCCATCCTCAACGCCCACGAGTCCAACGGTCACCCGGTGACCCCCGCTATCGAACGAGAGGCCGCCGGGGCGCCCACCCCGAAGCCCCTCGCCCCCAAGGTCGTGGCCGAAGCCCACGCCGAAGAAGAAGCCGCTTCCGCTGTTCTCGCTGCATCGGCCGGCCGGGGCGTCACCGGCGTCGTCTACCACGGTCGGCACGCCTCGCTGCAGCACGCGTGGCTCATCGCCACTCCGTGCGGCACAGCCGACGGGCGCTGCCCTTGCAGGGGCTTCGAACTCTTCAACCGGGCCGGGGTGGGTTTGGCCGAGCACGTGCGTGCCCGGCATCTTCAGGTGACACTCGACCAAGACCTCTGGCATGAGTTGGGAGTCTGAGATTCCCACGCCACGCCCCTCACGGCGGTCGGTGGCGGCGGGAGTTGCAGGTCAGCCAGGTTACCGGGGTCGGTAACCTGGCTGACCTGCGGCGTTAAGGGCGAGAAGTGGCAGCGGATCGTGCCGACCCTTGGCGGGGCAGGAGGGTACGGCCACCCGCCGCACCCCTACGCGGCCTCCACGACTTCGGCTCGTTTCGCCGCCGCCCACTCCGCCACCAGCCGCTCATACTCCCGCCGCTGCTCATCCGACAACCGCACGCTGGGATCCCGCCACAGGGCGCGGATCTCCGCGTTCACGGCCGCAGCAGACCGCGCCGGGCCCGCAGGCCGAGGAGTGGGGGACATGCCCAACAGGGTAATCGGCAGGTCTGACAGCGGACTACGACTCATCGACGCCAGCCCCGCCGAAGCCGCCACCATCGCGGAGGCCTTGCTCCAGCGGACTCGCCAAGCGGCATGACGACCGACGTAACCGAGAAGGAAGGATGACCTTGAAGAAGATAGATCTGACCGGGCAGCGGTTCGGCGAGCTGACCGTCATCGAAGAAGCCGAGCGGGGCGCCAACGGCCGCATCCGCTGGCTCTGCAAGTGCTCCTGTGGTGCTGACACCGTTAAGTACCCGAAGAACCTCAGGCTGGGTAGGGCCACTTCGTGCGGATGCACTGGCCGCAACGAGATCTTCAAAACGACGCACGCACAGGCGGGCACGCCCCTGTACCGGCGCTGGGCGGAAATGGTCAAGCGAACGACCAACCCGAACGGCGCGCGCTACGCCGATTACGGTGGTAGGGGCATCACGGTTTGCCCCGAGTGGCGCCAGTCGTTCGAGGCGTTCGCCCGGGACATGGGTCCGACCTTCCAGCCGGGCTTGACTCTCGAACGCATCGACAACGAGCGCGGCTATGCCCCTGGGAACGTCAGGTGGGCAACGTACAGGGAGCAGGCCCGGAACACTCGCAGAAACCATCGAGTGCAGTTCCGTGGCCAGAACAGGATCCTCGTCGAGTGGTGCGAGCTACTCGGCCTCAGCTACGGAGCGGTAAGGCAGCGGCTGTACCGTGGCTGGCCGACTGAGCGGGCTCTCACCACTGGCGCCGACCCGGAGGCGCTAGCCCGGCTCGTCGGTTCCGACGAGGACGGGCAGGCTGCCTGAGCGGCACGTCAGGGCCCTTGCCTGGGATCATCCGGGCGGGGCCCTTCTTGTGCCGCAGGCGCCTCCGGCAGTGGACTTGTGAACGTTCCGATGCCCGGCTCCATGTAGGCCAACCCCTCGTCGCGCAGCTTCTGCAGCACCTTCCGCGCCGTCATCTGCGAGATCCCGAACTGGGCACACACGTCAACCACAGAAGGCAGGCGTCCACCAGGCGGGTAGGTTCCGTCCGCGATGCGCTCCTCCATGACCGCGTACACCTGCCGCCACCTCGGGATATCCGGCTGCCAGTCCATGATCGAGACGCTAGGACCGCTATGCCCGATGGGCGAGACGGGCGAACGTATCGGCCCTATCGCACCTATCGATCCTATCGCGCGCGTATCGTGACCAGCAGGAAAAGCAACGCCTCCCGGACGCGGCGCAGCATCCGGGAGGCAGCCGACGAGCGGAGCGTCGACATGGACGAACCTACCGACCCGGGCGGCGAGCCCGACAGCAGGCCGCCGGTCATAGCCGCTGCTACCCGGCTCAGCCCCCTCCAAGAGGCGTGGGGCGCCTACACCGGGCACGCCACCACCTGTGCCGGCTGTCGCGACATCGACCGCGGGCGCTGCACCACCGGAGAAGGGCTCTACCGCACGTATCAGCAGCACGGCGAACAGGCCTATGAACGGCTGGCCGAACAGAAGCCGTGAAGCTCTGGCCAGGGCCTAACGCTTCGGTGATCTTCTGCGAAGAATCCGTGATGCCTGCACAGATATATGCGGCGTAAGCGTTCCCTTACTGCGGGTATCCGGTGTTGACTTCAGGTCAGCGCAGTACTACCGCAGGAGGTCGGCGGCGTGTATCCCGAGAGCGCGGGCGATCCGCATCAGTGTGGACAGGCGGGCGTCGTTGGTCCCCGCTTCGATGTCCTGCAGGGTGGCGCGGGAGACGCCGGCGGCTAGGTAGAGGCGCTCCTGGGTCATGTTCCGGTGGAGGCGGGCGACGCGGATGCGGTCGCCGATCGCGCGCCTCTCGGTGAGGAGCCAGTGGCTGTCGGAGGGGTCGGGCTGGTCGGGCACTCGACACACGCTCGACCTAGCATGATCGCCAGTCAGCCTGGAAAGGCAGGCATTTTCCGATCATGAGGTGTCCCAGCCCTGCGGGCGCATGGCATGTGCCGCAGGGCTAGAGGTACGGTGCAAAAACCGAACAGATGTTCACCTAGATGGGTGAACAACGGCCAGCACGCGCTTCCTGTTGAACAACGCGGGAATCAGAGCAACCACCCCCACCCCCATCAGACGGCTGACGTAACGGGAGACGAGATGGACCGCCAGCAGATCCTTGACCTCTATGAGTGGCGGCCGGGGATCTGCTTCCGGCATCCCGCCAGAGGCGAGATCTCGACGGCGCACGTGAAGACCATCCGCCCGCCGGCGGGCGGGATTCAGGATGTGCGGGCCTGCTCTGAGTGTGTCGTGCAGATGGAGGAGCAGCAGGCTGAAGCGGCGCATCGGCGCGGCGAGCGGTACCGGCCGGGAGGGCTGCCGGATGGCGCATAGCCCCAGTTCGCGAGGTCTGGCCGGGGCGCGTTTCCGGGGAGTTTCTGGGGAGCAGGGCGCTGCGATGGAGTGCCCGGGGAGATCCACGATGAACGCGTGTGCCATTCAGTGTTCGGCTATGCATCGCTACGCGCGACTAAGTCATGCAGGTCAGAGAGCCTTCTGTGATCGAGAGTGAGATCCGTGCAGGAGCCCGCCGGATGCGCAGACATACGGAGAACATCTGGCTGCGGACCAAGCGGTACAACGCCGCCGGCAAGGTCGCCTCCGGCACCGGTGGCGTCTGCTACCTCTACTTCCCGGCGCACCTTTCCCCAGTTCAGAAGCGTGCACTGGCCTCTGTAGGCATCTGCTGACAGCGCAGTAAAGCGCCCTCCCGATGGACGGGAGGGCGCTCGCTTTTTCTTGATCAAAATTCGTGGGGAGCGCCTGGGGAGATCCACTACTAGGAGGATTCGAACCAGTTCTGCATCGCGGAGCGGCCCCGGCCGTCCGCCTCGGGCATCATGTGGGCGTAGATCCGGAGGGTGATCGACGGATCCGCGTGGCCCAGCCACTTCGACACTGCCACAAGGTTCTCCCGCGAGTCCAGATGCACCGACGCGAAGGTGTGCCGCAGCGCGTGAAAGCCGTCCGCGCGGGACTCCTGGTAGGTCACGACCGTCCTGAACTTGCCCGGCCGGTTCCTGATGGGCTGCCTCGTCTCGACCGGCGGCCGGATGACGCCGGCCGCCGCCAGTGCCGGCTTCCAGACCCGGGTGTCGAACCCGTCCCGCCGGATCGCGCCGCCCCAGGCGGACGTCAGGATCAGCGCGTGCGTCTGCGGAGCCCGCTCCTCGGCCTCACGATCCGACTTCGGCGGCCGGGGGTCCTTCCAGGGCAGCGTCACCAGTTCGGCCTGGCGCCGCTCCAGCGCCTCCTGGATCCGCTTCAGCAGGTACTCAGGCACGGGGACTTCCCGCGTCTTCTCGCCCTTCGGCAGAGCGAACGCCAGCTTCGCGCCCACCTTCTTCACCTGCCGGCGCACCAGGATCCGCTGGCCGTCGAAGTCGATGTCGTCCACCGACAGGCCGAAGACCTCGCTGGAACGCAGGCCGGCCCCCACCCCCAGGTCGACGCACAGGCGGAACCGGTCGTCGATCGCCTCACGGACAGCCAGCACCCGCTCCTTGGGCCACGCCCGGGCCTTCGCGGGCGGACGGGTCGGAACGCGCAGCGTCGTCTGCTTCCGGCACGGATTCCGCGTCAGGCGCTCGTCGTCGATCGCGGCCTGGAAGATGGCCGACAGGTAGCGCCAGGCCTCATTCCCGGTCCCCGCCCCTGCCGTCTCCTTGAGCACCCGCAGCCACTCGCCGAGCTGCTGGGTCTTGATGGCGTTCAGCTGGTAGTCGCCGAGGTGGGGGAGGATGTGGGTCCATACGCGCCCCTTCACCGTGGCCTCGGTGCTGGGGTTGTCGTAGTCGCGGCGGGCCCACCACTCCTTCTCGACGTAGTCCCGCAGGAGCATCTGGCCGCGGCGCGGGTCGATGAACTCGCCGGCAGTCGACTCGTGCTGTGCTTTGGCCAGCCAGGCGTTAGCCCCTTCGGGGCCGTGCAGCTTCTCGAACGAACGGTCCTTCACGCCGGGGATGCCGGCGACCCGGTACCTCTTGCCTTTGCCCCAGCGTTCCGTCCTGCGCTTCTCGCCGGTCGAGGGGTCCGGCCTCTTCGTCATCCACCGGTCTTCGATGTAGCCGGGCATGAAGCCCCCTCTTGCCGATCAGGCCGCGTCCGCCTCGGGCGAGTCCATGGTGATGATCTCACCCTGCCAGAGCTGGAACCACTGCCCGCCGGCGAGGAAGCGCTCGGTGGCGGGGTTCATGGCGTCGACGAACTGGCTGGCCGTGGCCAGGCTGGCGACGTGCACCACCACGAGCCCGCAGGATTCGCGTAGCTCGACGCACTGGCGGAGGTCCATCTGATCGTCCCCCTGGTAGGTGACGGTCAGTGGGCTCTCGGGGGAGTTGGCGCTGATGACCCGGCCGCGCCAGATCTGGAACCAGCTGCAGCGGGCGAGGAACTTCTTCATCGCTCCGTTGAGGGCTGCGGTGTACTCGCCCGCCTCGGCGCCCTCCCGGATCCTGACGCTTATGTGGCCGCGGCTCTCGCTGAGGTCCACCAGCTGTCCGAGTCTCAAGTGGGGCGTGGCTTCGTACACGACGCGCAGCATGAGGCACCCTCCCGTTGGCGCGGTGCGCTGGGGCGTTGTGTGCCGGAAGCGCACGGTTGTGGAAGGGTACGCCGAGTGAACAGAGCGCGACAATCCGTTCTCACGAATGTCTACATGGGGACTTTTTCGGTCAGTTACCTCTGCCGCGTGAAGCTCTCTGCTAGTCGTTCTCGCGGCGGGCGCGCTCGTCGGCCTCGATCATCGCCCGCCAGCGGCGCAGCTCAGGCTCGGACATGCCTGCCAAGTGGCCCACGATGATGCGGACTTCGTCGTTGTAGCCGGCCAGCTCGGTGGCTACGTATCCCAGCCACTGGTCGGCTGCTGCGGCCTTGACGCGGCGGTCGCTCACGCGGAGGGCGGCGGCGATGGCCCGCATCTGGGTCTCGCTCGGTGCGTTCGCCGGCGGGTTGCCCACAAGCCGCTGAAGGTAGGGCTTGGAGAGTTTCGTCCCGGTGTCCGGGTCGATGGCGCGCTCGGACATTTTGGCGTAGGAGAGTCCACGGTCGTTGGCGTCCTGGATGAGCTGCGAGAGCGCACCGCGGGGACCCGGCGCTTCCGTCCCGGTGGCCGGGTCGGTGGCCGCAGCCGTCATGTCCTCTTCCTCTCGGGTCACTTCAAGCACCGACTGTCTCTGTAGGGGGTGGCGTGCGAAGGGGAAAATACCAGCTCAGTCCGTACAACCATCTGAGATCCGAGACGATCCGTCTACGGATCGATGCTATCCAGCCCAGAACTTTGCCGATAGTCGAGTCCCGGCCGCAGTGAATCGTCTCGGATCTGTAGACGATTCGGCTCGACTGTGGTTACCTATGTCAGGCAAACAGCTCCGCACCACTCGGGGGAACCGTGAGCCGACGTGCAAGTAGACGCTGGACCCTGCGCAGCATCCCGCTCCTCAGGCACTACATGGACTACCCGGGTCGAGGTAAGCCCTTCTCGGTCCGGACCCTGGCCGAAGAGTCGGGCGTCAGTCAGGGAGTGATCGACAAGCTCCTGACCGGCAGGCAGGACACCGCAGACGTCGACGACGCGACCGCCCTCGCGGAGACCCTCGGTAGCGCGATCTTCCCTCTTTTCGCGCCCCCGTCGTCTCCGGAACTGAATCGAACGTCTCAATCCCCTACCCCCACAAGTGAGGAATAGACCAATGGCCAACAAGCCCAAGCCCCCGCCCAAGGGGTGGCTCTGGAGCGACGACGCCGCCGACTACCTGGGTGTTTCCGTCACCACCCTCTACCGGTGGCGCCGCGACGGTGTCGGGCCGAAGGGCGAGCCGCACGGCCTGCGCCGCTACAGGTACAAGATCGCCGACCTCGATGCGTGGCTGAACGGCGACCGCGCCGACACCGAGCCGGCCCGCGCCGCCGCCTGACGGCCGACCTCCCAGGAGAAGCCATGGACTCGCGCATGTTCAACGCCCTCTTCACCCTCCGCTACGACACGGCGGCCGGCGAGGTCGTCAAGCCCGACCTGCTGGCCCGCGAGGTGCACATGGTCGAGGGCCCGAAGGCCAACGCGCTGGGCGACGTGGAGCAGGCGTGGGACATCGCGGTGCTCGACGAGTCCGGCACCGACGTGACCGGCCGCTTCCCCTGCTTCACCTGACGCCGCCCGAGCGGCAAAGAGGCCGCCCCGCGCCTACGGGACGACCTCGCGATCCCCATCCAGAGCACGCAACGAAGGGACCGCCGAGTCCATGATCTCATCTCAGCCCGAGGCCAGGAAGGTCTCGCTCGCCGCCGAACTGCGGAACGCCGCAGAGAAGCTGCGTAAGCACGTGAAGCACGCGACGGACAGCCCGTGGGTCACCAGCTCCGTCTGGTCCCCGCGCGCCACGTCGACGTCCGCCGTCTACTCCCACGCCCATCCGGCGGGCTCGGTCGCCTCCGAGGTCGTCGCCTCCGGCCGGATCCGTTCCGGCTACGGCGGGATCCGTGAGCCGTGGAACGCCGAGTACATCGCCCTGATGCAGCCGTCCGTAGGCAAGCTCCTCGCCGATCTGCTGGACGTCGAGGCCGACGTCGTGGCGGCCCGCACCGCGGAGGACGGCACCGAGGACTACGCCCTCGACTACGGCAGCAACTTCCTCATCGACATCGCCCGCCTCATCAACGGCGAGGAGGCGGCCCGATGACCGCCCGCATCCCCACTCCTGAGGCCGTCTCCTACTTCGCCGCTCGTCTGCTGCCCGACCACGTCCGTGAGGCTGCGGCGACCGCGGACCGCGCGGAGCTGTACCTGGGCTGCCCCGTCTCGCCGCTGTCGATGGAGGACTTGGGCGACCGGGAGACGGTGCTCGCGCAGTGGCATCGCGCGGACAAGACCCTCGCCGCAGCCCCGCTACGGCCCGTCACCGCGACGGAGACGCTGTCGTGACGCGCCCGATCTCCGATCTGGACATGCCCCTGGCCCGGCTGGAGGCCGACATCCGGGCCCTGGCCGCCCGCCGCTTCCAGGCGGGTGCGGCCGCCGAGCAGCGGCATCTCCTCGACCCCGCCGACCAGGCGTTCGCCGCCCTGGCCTGCTCCTGCCCGACCGCCTGCTCCTGCCCAGCCGACTACCCCGGCTGGACCCCCACGACCAGGGAGAAGACGTCGTGATCCTCGTCGCCGAACACCTACCCGCCCGCCCGCGCAAGGCCTCCGCCGCCCGCAGGCGCCGCCACCACTTCCGGCTCCCGTACCGGCTCCACCAGTACGCGCCGGCCGCCGCGTCGATCCTCCTCGCCCCGGTGTGGACGGACACGCAGGGCCCGCAGGAGCGGGTGTTCGTGGCCCGCGCCCTCGACGCCGACGGCGAGCCGGTGACCATCCCGCGCGGCGGCTCCCGCCAGATCGCCTCCCTGCTGCAGAGCGCGTTCCCGGGCGCCGACTGGAACCAGGCCCAGACCTGGCACGCCAAGACCAACCAGCTCACCACCTGGCAGCAGCAGGAACGGCGGGCAGCGGCGTGACCAGCATCCTGCCCCGCCTACGCGGCACCGGCATCCGCCGGGCGGTCGACAAGGTCGCCGAGCTCCGCGACGAGAACGTCCGGCTCCTCAACCGGCAGGCCGCCGCCGACGACTTCTTCGCGATCCTCATGCACGACGTCGTCACCACCAACGCCGCCTGGGGGCAGGAGAAGCAGCTGCGCGGGGAGGCCGAGGAGGCTGCCGCGCAGATGCGGATGGAACGCGACGAGTGGCGGGATGAGGCGCTGGCCCTGCGGGCCCGGTTCGGTCCGCAGATCGCGGCTGAGGCGAACGCCAACGCGGTCACCGTGCCGTGCGGCTACCGCGACACCAGCGCCATCGAGGACCAGGCCACCGGGCCGATCGACGTCCGCCCGCTCTGGGAAGCCGCCGACGCCGGACGCCTCGGAGCCGTCACCGACCCGGGCCACGGCACCACCCTCTGACCGCCGCCCCGCCGGATGACCACCGGCCGGCGGAGGCGGCGACCAACAACCGAAGACCAGCCGCACGTGGCGACCTCCCCCTCGCGCCCGGCGGCATCCGAAGGGCCGCCAGCCCCGCACACCCCCCCCGTCGGGGCTGGCGGCCCGCCATCAGCACACCCTTTTGGAGCCTCACATGAGCACCAACAGCCCCATCACCAGCGAGGTCGCGGCGCACGTCCTGTCGCACTTCGGCCGCCCCGGCGGCTACCCGGCCGGCGACTGGACCGAATCCCTCATCAGCCTCATCGACCGCGCCGACATGACCAACCGGGCCAAGCTGACCGCCGCCTTCCCCGACTACGGGGCCGCCATCGTCCTCATGAAGTACGACTACGACGGGACCGGGCTGCCCGCGCTGCAGGCCATCGCCGCCGGGAAGCCGCTCCGCTGCACCCGCTGCCGCGGCGAGGACGGCCCGTTCACCGACGAGCAGCTGTGCGAGCCGTGCGCCCGCCCGATGCCCCTGGACGGCGTGGCGTGACCGCGGCGCCGGTCGAGGTCGAGCCCGGCCTCTACGACATCCCCGCCGAGCTGTACCACCAGGACCCCATACCCGGAGGCAGCCTCTCCTCCACCGGCGCCCGCAAGCTCGTCACCGAGTGCCCCGCCAAGTTCAAGTACTGGCTCGACCACCCGCAGCCCCACAACAAGGCCCTCGAACTCGGCACCGCCGCACACAAGCTGGTCCTCGACGACGGCCCCGAACTCGTCCTCGTCGATGCCGAGAAGTGGAACACCGACGACATCAAGGCCGAGGTCGCCGCGATCCGCGCCGCCGGGAACATCCCGCTCAAGCGGCACCAGCTGGAGCAGGTCGAAGCTATGGCGGCCGAGCTGCGGGCCGACGCAGACGCGGCCCGGCTGCTGGAGCCCGGCTCCGGTGTCGCCGAGCAGTCCGCGTTCTGGAACGACAAGGGTGTCTGGCGGCGGGCCCGCTTCGACTGGCTGCGCCACGACGGCCAGATCGTCGACTACAAGACCGCCCGCTCCTGCCGCCGCCAGGACCTGGAGAAGGCGTTCCACGAGCACGGCTACCCGCAGCAGCAGGAGTGGTACATCGACGCCGGCGCCGCCCTCGACGTCGCCGACCCCGAGCGGCCGTTCCAGTTCGTGCTGCAGGAGAAAGACCCGCCCTACCTGGTCGTCGTGACGACCTGCGACCCGATGGCCCGCGGCATCGGCCGCCACCTCAACGAGGTCGCCCTCAACACCTACGCCATCTGCCGCGAGCGCGGCGACTGGCCCGGATACCTCCCGAACCCGATGACCGCGCTGCCCTCGTGGGTCGAGCGCCAGTACGCCTAGGAGACCGCATGTCCCAGCTTCCGCCGCCCGTCCGTACCGCCCGACAGCAGGGGCCGCCGCCGGAGAACGAGCAGTTCGCGTTCCGGCCCGCCAGCAAGGCCGGCCGTAAGGGCCGCGTCTCCATCCAGGGACTCTCCGGCTCCGGGAAGACGTGGACCGGCCTCGGTATCGCGCACGGCCTGTCCGAGGGCCACAAGTTCGCCGTGATCGACACGGAGAAGGGCGCCGCCAGCCTGTACGCCGGTCACCGAGGCATCCACTTCGACACGCTCGCCATGGACCGCTACGACCCGCGCGATCTCGCCCGCGCTCTCGACGCCGCCGCCCAGGCCGGATACCCAGCCGTGTTCGTCGACAGCCTCTCCCACTTCTGGAAGGGCACCGACGGCACCCTCGACCAGGTCGAGAAAGCCTCCAGCCGGTACGGCGGCAACAAGTTCGCCGGCTGGAAAGACGGCACCCCCATCCAGAACGACATGGTCGCCGCGATCCTCGACTACCCCGGCCACGTCGTCTGCTCGATGCGCTCCTACACCGAGTGGGTGCTGAACGGCGGCAAGCCCGAACGGGTCGGCACCCGGCCCGAGCAGCGCAAGGGCATCGAGTACGAGTTCGACGTCGCCGTCGCGATGGACATCGAGAACACGCTCGAAGTCCTCAAGTCCCGCTGCCCCGCCCTCAACCGGCAGGTCATCAAGCGGCCCAACGGCGCCCGCGACATCGCCGGGCCGCTCCTCGCCTGGCTGACCGCCAGCCCCGAGCCCACCACCGAGCAGTAGCCCGCACACGCCGGAGGCCGCCCGCGGGCGATGCGGGCGGCCCCTTCACCCGACAAGGACAGCAGATGACGAAGCGTTTGTCTCTCGCCGAGCGCCTGGCCGCCGACGACAAGAACCTCCTCCTCCACGAAATCGTGAAACAGGACGACTGGTCCCTGTTCCTCGTCCAGCAGGCCGTCCTCCACTTCGGCCTGCAGAAGCCCGAGTTCTCCTGCAACGACTTGCGCGACGTGCTGCCCGAGCTGGGGCACGGGTTCCTCGGCGCCGCCATCAACGCGCTGCGCACCACCGGGATCATCGCCCACACCGACCGGATGGTTCCGTCCACGCAGGCCAGCACCCACGGGCACCGGATCGCCGTCTGGAAGTTGACCCGCAAGGGCATCGGTATCGCCGCCCGCTCCGCCGCAGCCCGACGCGAGCAGCAGAGGCGGGCCGCGGCGTGACCGACATCGTCCTCATCCTGCTCGCCTGCCTGGCCTTCGGCATCGCGGCCGTGCTCGTCGCGGTCGTCGGCGCCGCCCGGGTCCGCCGCCACTACCGCAACCGCCACGGCATCCAACGCCTGGAGTCCTACGCCAACCACCCCGGCGCCCGACGACTCCTCGACGACATCCACAACCAGCCCCGAGAGGAGGAACTGTGACCACCAACCGCCAGCCGCCCCACCACGAAAACACCGTGTGCGTGCAGTGGTACTCCTGCCGACTCCCCTCGTGCCGGGACCGGTTCTACGCCCGCCGCCGCGCCATCCGTGCTGGCCTCATCCAACCCGCCCGCATCCTCGTCGACGCCGCACCCGTCCGGCAGCACATCCTCGACTTGCAGGAAGCCGGACTCAGCATCTCCTGCATCGCCCGTCAGGCGGGACTCGCCCACACCACCGTCGGCAACTTCCTCCGACCCCGCCCGTCCGCCAGGCGGGGACTCCAGCGGCAGACCACACCCGAAACCGCCGCGAAGATCCTCGCAGTACGGCCGGTCACGACGATCGGCACGATGCGCCGCATCCAGGCCCTCATCGCCATCGGCTGGCCCGCCCGCAAGATCGCCGCACACGCGGGCGTCTCGAACCGGTGGCTCTTCGACCTCCGGCCCGACACGGTCATCCACGCCACCTACGCCGAAAAGATCATCACGGCATACGGCGAACTCCGCCACCGCAAACCGGAGAAGCACGGCGTCCACGCCGGCCACGCCCGACGCTCCCGCGAACGCGCCAAGACCAACCGCTGGCCCACCCCCCGCTACTGGGACCAGCACGCCGACGACATCGACGACCCCCACTTCGAGCCGCTCTACCGCGTGACTCGCAGGGAAATCGTCGCCCAAGACGCCCACTGGCTCATGCGCTCCGGCCTCGACAAGAACGCCGCCGCCCAGCGCCTCGGAGTCGACAAGTCATACATCGAACACGCCTTCCGAGAGCACCCCCAATACGCCATGGAGACAGCCGCATGAGCTACCGCAACGACAACGACGCCCTCACGGTCATGGACTGGTTCTGCGGCGCCGGCGGCTCCAGCCGGAGGCTGGGGGTGGCCTCGTGATCACCGAACTGTTCCGGGGCCCGGGCGGCTGGGCTGAGGGCCTGCGCCTCCTCGGACTGTCCGACATCGGCCTGGAGTGGGACACCGCTGCCTGTCGCACCGCGCGCGCCGCCGGGCATCTCACCGTGCAGACCGACGTCGCCGCCTACCCCACCGCCCCGTTCGCCGACCGGACCGCCGGACTGATCGCCTCCCCGCCGTGCCAGGCGTGGTCTCGGGCTGGGAACCGCGGCGGCCTCCACGATCAGCCTCTTGTCCATCAAGCCGTCAGCGACCTCGCCGTCGGCCGGGACACCCGCGCCGAACTCCTCGCCCGGTGTCGGGACGCCCGATCCCTGCTCGCCGCGGAGCCGATGCGCTGGCTGTACGACCTGCGCCCCGAGTGGGTGTGCCTGGAGGAAGTCCCCGACGTCCTGCCGCTGTTCCAGCAGATCGCCGCCGTGCTCCGTCGGTGGGGCTACAGCGTGTGGACAGGTGTAGTCAACGCCGCCGACTACGGAGTACCGCAGACCCGTCGCCGCGCAATCCTCATCGCCTCCCGGACCCAGCCAGTGACCGCACCGACGCCGACGCACAGCGAGCACGGCGCCACAGGCCTCTTCGGCGACGATCTGCCCCGCTGGATAACGATGGCCGAGGCTCTCGGCTGGGGCTACACCGATCGGCCCGCACCCACCGTCACCGGCGGCGGCACCGCCACCGGCGGGCCTGAACCGTTCGGCAACGCCACCCGGCGGGCCATGCGCGCGGCGATGGCCGACCGGAAGCACTGGGCCTGGCGCAAGCCGGCGCCGACCGTATCTGGCACTGTCGGTCACGTCGGTGGCAAGCAGGCCGGTGGCCACCTAAACCTGTCGCCCGAGGAGGGCGCCCGTCTTCAGACCTTCCGCCCGGGCTACCCGTTCCACGGCAACAAGGGCCAGGTCTCCCTTCAGGTCGGCAACGCCGTCCCGCCGCTCCTCGCCGCGCATGTCGTGGCCGCCGCCACCGGTGTCCCGCTGATCGCCGACTTGGAGGTGGCGGCGTGACCAGCGTCCTCGGATCAGGCTTCCGCAGGAGTGGCGTATCGCTCCAGGTACTCGGCCGCTGCCCGGAGTCGAGCAGGGTCGTCACTGAACAGCCCGAGGCCGGCGTTGCAGCCGCTGCAGAGCACGCCGCGTATCACACCGGTGCGATGGCAGTGGTCGATCGACGGTCGACGGATACGGCCCGAGCGTGTGACGGTCTCGGTCGATCCGCAGATCGCGCAATGCGGGAACGTGAGCCCCAAAGCTTCCCGGCGCTTCTCTTCCGCCTGGTCGTGCCGAGCCCGGCGTCCGAGCGCGAAGCAGCTGCGGCAGAGCGAGCGGAACGTGGACGAGTCCGAACGCCGGTAGCCGTTCTCGTCGGTGAGGACGACATCACATCGGGCACAGTTCGTGCGTGCAATTCTCATTGCCCGATTCTACCTGCACAGAACGGAAGTTCGGGCGGCAACGCGGTCACCCCGAACTGCGCCGAGGTCATCGTCTCCGCGCTCGTCGAGGCGATCACCGGCGAGGACATCGAACGGCACGCCGCGCCCGAGCTGGCAGCCGCCGCGTGACCGGGGTGTGCCGGCCGCGCGCCGGACCCTGACCGGCCGACACCGCAGCTCCCCATCCATCCGTAGCGTTCGAAAGAAGACCACCCAATGGCACGGATCCGCTCGATCAAGCCGGAGTTCTTCACCTCCCTGACGATCGCCGAGCAGCCGTTGTCCGCGCGCCTCACCTTCATCGGCCTGTGGACCTACGTCGACGACAACGGCGTCGGCATGGCGGACCCGCGTCTCATCCGGGCCGCAATCTGGCCCCTCGAAGAGGCTCCGGACATCCTCCAGAGGACTCGCGAGGATCTCCAGAGCCTTCAGGAAGTCCGCCTCATCACCCTGTACGAAGCCTCCGGACGGCCTCTCGTGTACGTCAACAGCTGGAACGAGCACCAGAAAGTCAGCCACCCCCGGAAGTCGCGATTCCCCACCCCGATCGAGGTCCCGCAAAGCGCTGACCTGGACTCTTACCACCCTCCGGAGGATTACCAGAGTCCTCCGGAGAACCTCCAGAGCCCTCCGGAGGATGACGCCCCTGAGCAGGGAGCAGGGAGCAGGGAGCAGGGAAAAGGAATAGAGGGAAATCCGGAGCCTCCGGCATCCGGCGAAACCTCCCCCCGCCCCGACGTCGAACGCGTCTGCCAGCACCTGGCCGCCGTCATTGAAAAGGGCGGCACCAAGAAGCCGCGGATCACCAAGACGTGGCGCAACGACGTCCGGCTGCTGCTCGACGTCGACGAGGTCACCACCGACCAAGCCGTCGCTGCCATCGACTGGGCGCACGCCGACGACTTCTGGCAGGCGCACATCCTCAGCCCGGGAAAGCTCCGGGCCAAGTACGAAACCCTCCGCCGCCAGGCCATCGCCCAGCAGCGCAAGCGCGCACCCCAGGGCCCCGCCACCGCACCCCGCGAAATGACCGAAGAGGAGATCAGCGATGCCCTCAAGTTCTGACGAGCCGACCGCCCGGCAGTCCTGGATCGCCGAGCGCCGCGACGCCGCCGTCGCCACCTTCACCGCCAAGATCCCCGGCATCTACCAGGCGAGCATCGAACTGGAGCCGCCCGTCGCCGCCTGGGCCGCCGGCGACTCCGACTGCCCCAGCCTGTTCCTCACCGGCCCGATCGGCGTCGGCAAGACGCACTCCGCCTGGCAGGCCGCCCGCCAGTGGGTGCACGGCCAGTTCGGCGACAGCTACCGCGGCAGCCCGGTCGTGGAGATCTACCGCTCGACGGCGCTGTTCGACGCACTGCGCCCCGACGCCCACGACCACTCCGGCCGTGCGCTGGTGAAGCATTTGCAGAAGGTCGACCTGCTGTTCATCGACGACTTGGCGGCGGCCCGGCCGTCGGCGTGGACACAGGAGCGCCTCTTCGAAATCTTCGACGAGCGGTACATCAACCGCCGGCCCGTGCTCGTCACCTGCGACGTGCTGCCCTCCGCGCTCGTCGAGGTCACCGGCGACCGGGTCCGCTCCCGCCTTGCCGAGATGTGCCGCGGCGGCGTCGTCCTGCTCCAGGGCGCCGACCGTCGCCGAGGAGCCGCCGCATGAGCAACGACCTGTGGGAGACCCCCCTCGACGGCCAGCCCGAACAGGCATCCCGACCCGCCGACCTCGACGCCGAACGGGTCGTCGTCGCCTCCGCCATGGCCCAACCCGAACTCATCGACGAGATGGCCGCCGAGTTCGACCCCGCCGACATCACCACCGACTGGCTGCGCTGGACCTGGCACGCCACCGACGAGATCCGCCAGACCCTCACCAAGGGCGAGATCCGCTGGCAGGCAGTCCACCGGCAGCTCGCCGCCTGGAAGGCTTCCGACTACCTGCCCATCCCCTGCCCCGGGGAGATGCAGCTCTCGGACCTGTACCTCGTCGCGAACCCGGGGGCCGCACCCTGGTACGGAGAGAAGATCACCAAGGCGGGTGTGGCGTCCCGTGTCATCGCCCACGGCCACAACGCGATCCTCCGCGGCAGGTCGGCCGCCTTCGACGCCGACGAAGACGTCGCCGCCATCCAGGCCGAACTCGACGGCGTGGTCCGCACCAGCGCGCAGGCCGAACTCTCCACGATCGGCGACCTCCTCGGCGACTCCCTGGTCCGCGCAGTCACCGAGCCGACCCTGGAAGACCGCATCCCCACCGGATTCATCGACCTCGACAACCTGCTGTGCGGCGGCTGGGCGCCCGGGCAGCTCGTCGTCGTCGGCGCCCGGCCGGCCATGGGCAAGACCACGCTGGCGCAAGACTTCGCCCGCGCGGCGGCCATCACCAACAAGATCCCGACGCTGATCGAATCGCTCGAAATGGGCAAGGAGGAACTCTCCGACCGGATCCTGTGCGCCGAAGCCCGCATCCCGCACCACCACCTGAAGCAGGGCAAGGCCACGGACGTCGACATGGCGCGTGCTGCCCACCGCGCACCCGCCATCGCTGCCGCCCCGATGCACGTCAACGACTCGCCCGTCTTGTCGATGCCGATGCTCCGCGGCCAAGTACGGCATCTGGTGCGGACGCTCGGGCTGCGCCTGGTAGTCGTCGACTACCTGCAGCTGATGCAGGTCGGCAAGGCCGAGAACCGGCAGCAGGCCATCGCCGACCTGTCGCGGTCCTTCAAGCTGCTGGCCAAGGAGTTCGGCATCACGGTGATCATCCTGTGCCAGCTCAACCGCGGGCCCGAACAGCGCACCGAGAAGAAGCCGATGGTGTCCGACCTGCGCGAGTCGGGTGCAATCGAGCAGGACGCCGACATCGTGATCCTCCTCCACCGCGAGGACGCCTACGAGAAGGAAAGCCCGCGCGCCGGCGAGGCCGACCTGATCATCGGTAAGCACCGCGGGGGCCCGACCGCAACGATCACCTGCGCCTTCCAGGGGCACTACGCCCGCTTTGTGGACATGGCCGTCACGTGAGTCTCAGCCCGGAGGACATCGCCGCCCTCCGGAAAGACGGCGACCTCGAAAGCTACCTGCGCTCCCTCACCGGAGCGCCCCCGCTGAACGCGGCGCCAGTCGAGCCGGCCGCCCCCGAGGAACCGGACTACGTCATCCCGCACCGCGGCGCCTGGCCCATCGGTACCGCCTCCAGCGGACCGACCCCCACCCACGGCAAGTGCACCTGTCCGAAGTGCCTTCGCCCCGACGCCGCTTGATCACCGTCGCCCGCCCCCATCGCCACCCCCCGCCATCCACACGACAGGAGCAAACCGTGAGTACACACCTGATCGAGTTCGGGCCCGCCTGGCCCATCCCGCCGATCACCGTCGACTACAGCGACCCCACCGCCGCCGCCCGGACCGTGGCCGAGCACGCCATCCCGTACCTGAAGCCGCTGCTTGCCGAGGCGGGTCACCCCGAGTACGCCGACTGCATCTTCCACACCGACCGAGCGCGGACCGTCGGCCAGTTCCTGTGGCTCAACCTCGCCGGCCGGGAGGGCGCCCGCTTCTGCCCGGCCCGGCTCACGCCCGTCGCCGCCGCCCCGTCCACGACCTGACCCGCGAGTAAGGAACCGATGTGACCAGCACCGATCCCGCCCCCTACGTCCAAGCCACCCGCTACGAAATCTCCCTGTTCCCCGAAGACTCCGAGCCCCGCCACTACTTCACGATCACCGTCGAATACCGGGGCGCCGGCCGGTGGGCGGTCCTTGACGGCCGGTACTGCCTTGGCCGGGACGGCGAGTGGGAGTACGAGCCGCTGCCGGCCGCCCGTGACGAGGAGTGGCTTGCCGGGCACCGCTTCGACCTGGACACGGCGCAGCAGCTGGCGAAGCAGGCCGCGCCGGGTCTGGTCGTCAACGGGATCACTGCCGCCGAGGCGTACCGCCGTAACCCGCCCCGGCATGTCGGCGGCCGGGTCAACGCGGAGGACTGTCCGGCCTGCCACGGCAGCAACCCGCCCTGGCCGTTCATCTGCCCCGGACGCGACGGAGCCGACCGATGACCGCCGCCGCTGTCTCGTCTGTCGTCTGACCACCCACAACCACCAGGAGACCCCTCGTGAAAGTCCCCGCCACCGTCCTCGAAGTCCTCGACCGCGCCCTCACCGACGGCAACCGCCTCACCCTCACCGGCACCCTGGACCGGAAGCTGTACCAGGACACCGCGAAGGTCCTGGAAGCCGCGGGCGGCAAATGGAACCGCCGGGCGAAGGCGCACCTGTTCGACGGCGACGCCGCCGACGCCATCGAAACCCTGATCCTCACCGGCGAGATCACCAGCAGGCGGCAGCAGTTCGGCTACTTCCCCACCCCCGCCCCGATCGTCCAGCAGCTTCTCACCCTGGCCCGGATCGAGCCCGGCATGCGCGTCCTGGAGCCGTCCGCCGGCCACGGAGCCATCGCTCTGGCCGGCGCTGACGCCGGGGCGCTGGTGGACTGCGTGGAGATCCAGCCCGACCATGCCGAGAAGATCCGCGACGCCCACCACCCCGACGTCACCGTCCTGGTCGCGGACTTCCTGACCACCAGCCCGCAGCCCGTGTACGACCGGGTGGTGATGAACCCGCCGTTCGCCCGGCAGGCCGACATCGCCCACGTCGAGCACGCGTACACGGCTTTGCGGCCGGGCGGTCTGCTGGCCGCGGTGATGTCGGCCGGGGTGACGTTCCGGCAGACGGCTGCCGCGGTCGCGTTCCGGGCGCGGGTCGAGTCGCTCGGCGGCACGCTGCATCCGCTGCCGGAAGGTGCGTTCCGCGAGTCGGGGACGGGCGTGAACACGGTCATAGCCGTGCTGCCGAAGCCCGCCGCCTCGTCTGCCGTGTAGCCCCCGCTCATCACGAACCCCCGGAGACCCGATGACCCCGTACTGGGAAGACCCCGACAGCGGCCTGCAGCTCTACTGCGGAGACATGCGCGACGTGCTCCCGGCCCTGGACGTCAAGGCGGATTTGATCTTGACGGATCCTCCCTACGCCGAGACGAGCCTCGCCTGGGACCGGTGGCCCGACGGCTGGCCCGCCCTCGCCGCCAAGGCCGCCAACTCGATGTGGTGCTTCGGCAGCATGCGCATGTTCCTCGACCGCGGCCACGAGTTCACCGACTGGA